TCCGGAAAGACCTTGACCTTCACACTAAAAGCCCAAATAAAGCGGGCCTTAACCCTCAAAAAAAGGAAAGAAAATGACCGTCACCGAAATACCAAACATTGAAACCTTCACGGGGAGCATGCCAGCAGGAGCAGACCTCGTGGTCTACGAAAAGGGAAACCCCGAAGGTGATAACGCCCTCATACTTTACGGTTTCGATGAAGTGGGAATGTTTGACAACTATTTCAAAAATCCGACGTACGGATTTATGACAGACGAAAAAAGTTAACCCTCAACAAAAGGAAAGAAAATGAAACTAACACCTAAACAACAAGAAAAAGTAGACGCCCTCAAGCGCATATGGGATGAAGTGTCTGAACCAGCACCCGTCCTAGGGTATGCTGACACTGTACTAGTCCATGTAAAATCGCACGAAACGGGTGCCGAAATGTGGCTAGGCATAGAACCGGATGGTTCCTCGCATAGTTAAGAAAGGAAAGAAAAAATGAAACTAAACAAAGGTAAACAGTCTCTCCCTCAACGTGTCGTGCTATACGGCCCGGAGGGGGTCGGCAAATCAACGCTGGCATCCGCCTTCCCGGCTCCGGTGTTCTTGGATACGGAGGGGGGAACGAGCCACATGGACGTCACCCGCTTCGACGCTCCGGCCGCATGGCAGGGCGTAACGAACGCCGTGAAGTCTCTCACCGACGAAGACCACGATTTCAAGACCTTGGTCGTCGATACCGTGGACTGGACGGAGCGGCTCCTCATCGACTACGTGGTCCGCTCCAATCACAAAAAAGGCATAGAAGACTTTGGCTATGGCAAGGGGTACACCTACCTTGCGGAAGCTTTCTCGGGCTTCCTGCGCACCCTCGACGCCCTCCGCGCTACCCGTGGCATGAACGTTCTTTTGGTGGCACACTCCACCATCAAGAAGTTTGAGCAACCGGACGCCGCCGGAGCCTACGACCGCTACGAGTTGAAGATGACGAAGCAAGTTTCGCCACTCGTCAAGGAATGGGCTGACATGCTGTTGTTTCTTAACTACAAGACGAAGGTGACGGGTGGGGAAACCGGTAAGAAGCGAGGAATAGGTGGCAAGGAGCGGTTGCTCCACACGGAACACCACGCCGCTTTCGACGCCAAGAACCGCCACGGGCTAGATGCCACCTTGCCCGCAGAATGGGAGAGCATCGCTCACCTTTTTGCGGACGCGCCGAAGAAAGCGAAGCCGGTGGAGAAAAAGACGGGGGCGCAACTGGAAACCTTGCTGAATATCTGGCAGGAGTTGGGTTACAACGGCGCCGAGAAAACGAAACTCTTCCGGTGGCTGGGGGTGGACTCAATCGAGAGCATGGAGGAGTGGGAAGAATTAAACCGGGAGCAGATGGCCAAGGCCATTGGTTTCCTCCGACAAAAACTACATGAGAACAATGAAGCTGAATAGACCAGTAACACGGGGGAGACCCTCCGTCCTCAATAACGACAACAAGAAGAAAATCGTTGATTTGTGGAACGCCGGGCGCAACTCGCGCCAAATAGCCGAGGCCGTCAAGGTGAGCCGACGCACCGTACTCCGTTTTTTACGGACTCAGGAGGTGGAAGCATGAGGTTGTACGAAACCTATGACGAGTTGCAGTACTTGTGGTCCGAGACTGAGGGTATCTTGACCGGGGCAATTAAGCATTGGCCGGACGGTTCCCCTATCGAGGACGAGTCACAAGCGCTTGACCAACTGGAATCGGCGCTCAAGGAAATCGAGGACGAGCGGGACGAGAAAGCGGTCCGCATCTCCTGTATGGTGAAGAACGCTCTGGCGGAAGCCAAGGCGCTCAAGGAGGAGAAGATGCGGCTCCACAAGCGTCAGCAAGCGGCGGAACGCATGGCGGAAAGGCTGAAAGGCTACCTCTCCGACTTCCTAGAGCCGGGCACGCAAATCAAGGACGCCCGCGCTCAAATTGGTTGGCGCCAATCGACCGCTGTGGACGTCTTCATTGACCCGGAAGAACTTCCTTGGGAGTTTCGGCGGGTGAAGACCGAAGCGGACGTCACCAAAATCAAACAGCACCTTAAGGCGGACGGCACTCTTGCCGGCTGCGAACTAGTAACCAAACAAAATATACAAATCCGATGAAGTATACACCACCAGCACCAAGTGAAAAAACAGAATACGAGCTACTGCCGGAAGGCGAGTACGCCGTTACCGTCCTCTCAGCGGAGGAAACGGTATCGAAGGGCGGCAAGGAGATGGTCAAGTTGGAGGTTGAAGTGGACGACCACGGCAACCGCATCTTCGCGTACCTTGTCCTCTCTGAAAATGCCTTCTGGAAAATCGACCAGTTCCGCCGGTCGATAGGCGAGGAGCCGAAAGAGGGCGAGGAGGTGGAAATTGACGTCTCTACTTGGGAGGGTAAGAGCGCCAATGCACAAATAGTCGTGGAAAAATGGTCTTCCGATGGCAAGGAAGGCTCAAGCAACAAGGTGGGCAAGTGGTTGCCCCGCGATGGGGGCAAGGGCGATGAGCCGTTTTAGTCTCCGTCCATACCAATACGAGTTTACGCAAGCCGTGGCGCGCGACCTATCCGGGGAGTTCCAGAGAGTCCTCGGGGTCGCCGCCACCGGCGCCGGCAAGACCATCATCGCCTCGGAGTTGATGGACAAGTGGGAGGGGAACTGCCTCTTCTTGGCCGATGCAAAGGAACTCGTTCGCCAGAACCGGGACAAGTTCCAGGCTTACACGGGGAAGCGTTGCGGGGTGGAGATGGCCGAAGACCACGCAACCGCCGACGACCGGGTGGTGGTGGGAACCATGCAGAGCATGGCCCGCCGACTGGACAAATGGTGTCCGGACCACTTCCGCTACTTAATAGTGGACGAAGCCCACCGCAATACGCTGGGAGAGCAAGCGCAGGGGGTGTTGGAGCATTTCGGTTCCGCTCAAGTGCTTGGCGTGACTGCCACTCCCTTCCGTTCGGACCGGAAGAACCTCGGGGACTTCTACGAGAAGATTTCCTGCGAGATTGGACTGGTTCGCTTAATCCAAGAAGGCTACCTGTCCCGCATTATAGTGGAGCAGGCGCCGCTCCCCATTGACCTGTCCGGCGTAAGGACGTCGGGCGGGGACTACCGGGACACGGACCTTGGCGATGCGGTGGAGCCGCACCTCCTCCAAGCGGCCAACCTGCTCAAGGAGAAGGCGAGCGGACGCAAGACCGTGGCTTTTCTCCCGCTGGTGGAGACAAGCAAGGCGTTCACGCAAGCTTGCCGGGAGGTCGGACTGCGGGCGGTTCACGTCGATGGCAAGGACCGCACCGGGTTGGCTGAATATGAAGCCGGACGCGCCGACGTCATTTCCTGCGCGTCCCTGCTCACGACCGGATGGGACAGCCCGAAGACGGACTGCGTGTACGTTCTGCGTCCGACGAAAAGCCTCACTCTCTACCAGCAAATGGTGGGGCGTGGGACTCGGATTGCGGACGGGAAGGAGAACCTTCTCCTTCTGGACCCGTTGTATCTGGTCGGAGACCATAACCTTATCACGCCGGCGCGCCTCGTTGCCAAGACGACCGAAGAAGCAAACGCCCTGCAAGCCAAGCTGGGCCTGATGGACGACCTGCTCGACGCCCACAAGGTATCGGAGGAGGAGCGCATCTCCAAATTGCAGGAGGAACTGGAGCGCAAGGCCCGCAGGAAAGCGCAGAAAGTGGATGCCATTCAATTCTGCCTGTCGTTGTCGCAGATAGCCGCCGCTGAATATCGGCCCGAGCTACAATGGGAGAAGAAAGCGCCCACCGAAAAGCAAGCGAACCACTTGGCGCGAGCAGGGTTTGACCTGTCGGGCATCAAGTACAGGGGCCATGCCTCAAAGATACTTGACTTGTTGTTCACTCGACGTACTCATGGTCTGGCTACGCCAAAGCAAGTCATTTGGCTCAGGAAGCTGGGGCATCCCACGCCGGAGGAAGCTACCTTCAAGGAAGCCGGCGCATTCCTAAGTCGAAAGTTCGGACGATGAGATACAAAGGAACCAAGCACTATGTCCAGCCCCGGAACTTCCGGGAGATTGCCGAGAGTATCGTAGGGGACGTGGAGTGGGAAGAAGGTGGGAGCGGGTACTGCCATTGCCCCGGCGCTCACCTCCACTCCACTCCCGGCGGGAAGCGGGACTGCCGTATCTCGATTGAGGACGACCGACCACCGACGATTTACTGCTTCCATGATTCGTGTGCGGTGGAGGTGGACAAGGCCAACCATGCCTTACGCTCGGAGATAGGTAAGCAGGAAGCGGCGGGGAACCGCCAGCCTCTTGCCCCGATACGCAAAGGAGCGGATGCAATGGAGACCTTCCTCTTGGCTTGCTTCAAGCCCGGTGAAATTATCTCCATCTGCCCATCGGAGAAGGACGAGAACGGGGAGCGCCCGGCCCACGGCGGGGTAAATGCCCTGACGACTGCGGAATGGTTGGAGAAGCACGCTACGAAACCTATTCCGGACAACTTCCCTTCCGCATACGGCATGTATATTCGGGTGAACCCCATTCAAAAGGGAACGAACGGCGGCAACAAGGACGTCACGGCCTATCGCCACACTCTTATCGAGTCGGACCACTTGCCGAAAGACCAGCAAGAGTCCATCCTGCGGGCGAGCGGCTTGCCGATTGCGGCGTTGATTGACTCCGGTGGCAAGAGCATCCACGCATGGGTCCGCATCAACGCCAAGGACGAGAAGGAGTACCATGAACGTCGGGAAAGGATTTGGGCGGCGCTCCCGGAGGAGTTCCCTATCGACCGGCAGAACAAGAACCCGTCGCGCTTCTCGCGTCTTCCGACCGCATCTCGCGGCGACAAGATACAGAAGCTTCTCGGGGTCAACGTAGGGGCCAAGGACTTCGACACTTGGGAGAGGGAGACGGACGGCATGGGATTGTCCGCTCCCCTGCGCATTTCGACCCTTGGTGAGTTCGACACCGGCAACGACCCCAACAACGTCCTTGGCGAGCGTTGGCTGTGCCGTGGCGGCTCACTCCTGCTTGTCGGGCAGTCGGGCATAGGCAAGTCCAGCCTGACGATGCAGTTGGCGGTGACTTGGGCGCTCGGTTTGCCGGCGTTCAGCATCTTCCCGGTCCGTCCGCTGCGGTCGCTGGTCATACAAGCGGAGAACGACGTCGGTGACTTGGCTGAAATGTTCCAAGGGTGCCGTGAGGGGATGGGATTATCCAAGGAGAAGGCATTGTCCCTTGAGGATTCTCTGATTTTCTACCACGACACCATTCACAGCGGCCCGACCTTCGCCCGCACGGTAGCCACCTTGGTTGACCGGCACAAGCCCGACCTCGTATGGGTGGACCCGCTCCTGAACTTCATTGGCGACGACGTGAGCAAGCAGTCGGTCGTGTCGGAGTTCTGCGCCGGGATGCTCAACCCCATTGCCGAGCGGACGGGGTGCATATTCATACTTGCGCATCACACGGGCAAGCCTTCGACCGACCCGAAAGCGAAGACGAACTGGACGAGTAGCGACGTCGCGTACTCCGGGCTGGGTTCCTCGGCGCTGACGAATTGGGCGAGAGAAGTGGCGGTGCTGACGCGCTTGCAGGTGGAGGGCACGCCGACCTTTAAGTTTGAATTGGCCAAGCGCCGAAAGAGAGCGGGTATGCGGGACCACATGGGTAAGGTTAGCTCCGAGGTGTTCCTCAAGCACTCGACCACGGGTATTCATTGGGAGCAATGCCCTCCGCCCAAGCCTCCAACGGTTTACAAGACCAAGAAGAAATAGCTGTCTTTTGTTCCCAAGGACGCCATGTCCTGCTAAAGTTATGCTATGACGTATGACGAACAAGCAGATGCCTTCGCCTTGGACCTTGAGAGCTTGATATATCGCTACACCGAAGAGTTCGACCTTTTGGAGGAGACCATGATTGGCGTGCTGATAAACGCCGCAACCAGATTAGCCCAGCCCGTCGAGTGGGACTTGGGCGATGAAATGCTGGACTAGAACTTTTTCGGGCGATACCAACGCTGCCTGACCGGCATCTCCTTTGGGCCGGTCTGCGTGCCGTGGTAAACGTCCATGCGTCCTGCTTTTACCTCCGTCCTGACAAGCATGCGAGTCTTGTTGTCACCGAATGGGGACTCCGCGATGATTTCCCTCATCGTCCTCCAACCTTCCCCCTTGGGTTCGTTGAGGTTTATTTCGTTCGCGCGCTCCAACACGCGCGTCCAGTTCAAAGTGTCGTCAGTTCCTTCGCTACGTGCCATTTTCCGTTCTCCGTTGGTCGTGCTTGATAACATTGCCAATGCTTTCCGTCCACCACCCCGTAGGCAAAACCATTTTCGTGGCCTAGCTTCGCGGTCTGGTGGCGGTTGTAGTCGGGGTCGAGATAAGTCAAGCACCCCACACCTCTCCCGTGCGCTCCACCATAGCGGACAATGCTTGCAGATTGTATGGAGTGCGTATGCCCGTGCAGGACGCACCCTCCGGGTTCTGCGTAGATTTCAGCGTGTTTCTTGGTGGCGTACACTCCGGCGTGGTAGCCGTGAACGAAGCTAAGTTTGCCCAGCCGATATACCCCGGTCCTGCTGTCGTAAGGGAACATCTTGGTCTTGTTCTTTCGGCACGCCTTCTCAATGTCCTTTATTCCTTGCTCGGCGGCGTCACGAATTAAGCCGTGCTGGGTGGTTCGGGCCACGTCCCATATCCTTTCGTCGTGGTTCCCACGCAGGAAGACTTGCGGCTTGTAGTCTCGGAGGAACGTCAGTCCGGCTTCCACGTCAGCGGCCATGCTATCGTTCTTTTCCGATTCCGTTGCGGCTCTGCGGATAGCTCGGAAGTCAAACAGGTCGCCGCCGAATATCCTTACGTCGGGGTTGAAGATTGAACAAAACTTCAGCAACGCTTCCACCGCATCGGGATGCTGGTGGTCGCCGTGGAGGTCGCTGGCGAACACGAAGGTTTTCATTGGTCAGTCTTTGCCTTTTATTTTTCTAATCCTTTGCTCTCGCGATTTTTCCGCTCCTGCTCCTAGGCGCCAGTAATATAACTTTCCTCCTATGGGAATGTATTTTGGCAATTCTTGTGATTGCGTTTCTAATGCCTTTCCTTTGTTATCGGCAAAAGCAACTTTTACAGCTTCATTGATAACTGGAGCAGGAGGGAGAAATATGGACGCAGCCCCTTCTTGTATCCCCATTTTAGTCTTGTAAATATGATGACGAGTTATGCCTGCGTTAGTCATTAAAGCGTCCATAGCTGCATCCGGAACATCTACGGGCCTGCCAAGTATCAGGTCTTTTACAACGTTTGTGGACCCTGTTACTCCTCCAAATAACACCCCTAGCCGGGCGGCATTCTTCATGCCTTCGCCCATTGTTTCTTTTTTAGAAAGTTTTTCTAGAATATCGGAACGCACTAGCTCCAATTGCTTCAAAGTAAAGGACTTGAGGGCATAACCCAAACGCCCTCCTTTTGATTTCAAATAAATTTCGGGCATTTCCGACAGGGAGATTGGTTGAGTTTTTGACAACCTTGAAAAAAGGAACAGCTTTACGTTTTCGTCATCTATGTTTCCTGCCCTTATCGCGTTTATGAGGTCTCCGGTCTCATGCTTGAAAAAGGGAAAGTTGGCTTTTGAGAACTCCTTATATTCCTTGCTGTTTTTGTTTTTTAATTGCTTCTGAGCCTGCCTCAAGGCTCCATTCATATTACTTTGTTTAAGAACTTGGTCTAGTTTCTTAAAGCCAGTTTTCCTAAAAACCCAATCAACTGCCTTACGGGTAGAGGCAGGGTCGGTGAACTCTGCGGCTATGTCGTTAAGCCCGAAATCTTTAAGTTTAACTTTTTTCCCAAAAGGCGAAACGGTGTTGATTAAACCATTTCGATATGAGTTTAATCCTATGTCACCCAATTGAGTTATTGTGGCAAACGGGTTCCCAATGGTAGCTAAGTAAGCAAAGTCTCGATAAGCGCCTAGCTTCTTCCCTATACTCTGTTCACCTCCGGCTAGTCTGGTGTTTATCAAGTCAATAGCCTTTTCGCGAGAGTCAGGGTCTTTGGCGTGCATTTGGATTTGGGTCCAAATGTTGTCCTTCTCAGTTCCCGGAGCTTTCCCTACAAACCTATTTTTTGTTATCTGATGAGTTACGTTGTTCACGTATTTCTGCATTCCGGACAACATGTCATCGTAATACTTTTGGTTGTTTACACCAATTTGTTCTATTTTTCTTTCTCCTTGAAAGCCTGAGCCTTTTTTTACTCGCTCTCCTTGTGCATATCTTTGGATGACTTCAGCTTCTTCAAAGGGGCTCAGTTCTACTTTCATAGACAAACCACGAGCATCACTCCCGGAGCGCTCCATGCTAGTCATTAAGTCGTCTCTTTTTTTGTCTTTATATTTATTAAGAAGCATCTGCAATTCATTAGGTCGCTTTTTCCCGAACTCTTCCTTTAGGTATTTTTCGTAATTCATTGTCCTAGGGATGTAGTCCCTTCGGTATTGAATTTCTACTCCATTTTTATTAGCGAGTTGATGGAGTTCATCAAGTGATGCCCTTACGTCCTGGAAGGCACCCTTTATTCCTAAAAGTTCTGGCTTATTCTTTTCCAGTCTCCCAAGTAAGCGAAACGCATCCGGCATCGTCTTGCTACTGCTTGTGAAGCGTTGTAGTAACTTCTGTTCGTTCGCATCCATTTTTTTATACAATTCTGCGAACGGCTCCATTGAGTCTACGTATTTTTGTTTAAGAAGATTTCCTTGCAGTTCAAAGGCATGAAGTCGATTTACTAAGCGCGGGCTAATTTCCTGCAACCTAGCTGAAATTGGTTTTATGTAACGGGCAATAGGTTCCGCAGATAAAGCCTTATTCGTGATTTCAGCAGTCTTCCGGACAGCCGGAGACAGCATATACTTTCCCGCCGCCCCAGCCCCTCCTAGTAGAAGCAACGCCTCTGCTGAGTTTTTGAGCCTCCCAATAGCTTCCGGTTCTCCTTCTTTTTTCTTGGTAAACAGCAAAGGAGCAAGCGCCCCTGCATCATCAACAGCATCCGCAAGGCCCGGTTCATCTCCGGACAATGCCAGAAAGTCAGTTAGTGCGACTTTCATTGCAAGGGCGGTCTTGGGAACTTTTTCTAGTTGAGTCGCAAGCAAAGGTATTTTGCTGGTAGCTTGAACTAATGCTCCTACCGGAGCCAGTTGAGTTACTATACGTGAAATCTCTCTGGTTGGTTGACTTACACCTTCTTCGCCCAAGCCCTTTAAGGACTCGTCAAGTTTGTCAACCTCAGCAGTCATGGGGTTCTCGTAATCTGCTCCAAATAAGTTTGCGGCTTTGGGGAGTTCGTGGAGCCCCTCCCCTACTCCCATTAGGGTTCCCATGAGGTATTTGTTCGTCATAGTGTCCCACACTATTGCTTCATACCAAGGCAAGTTTTCCAACTGGTCACGCAAGTCACCAGTATTTTTATCTACAAAATCAAGTTCTTTACGAAGTAGGGAACGTTGATATTCTTCCGTAAGTTCTGGAGATTTTATCTCTTCAAATATGGCTTCCTCATTTGCTCCCTTGTTTCGCATACTTAAAATTTTTATAGCCTGCTCATAGGAGAACTCAGGAGCGGGGGGCGGAGGGCTCGGTGGAGTTCCGCCCATATCTACCGGCCTTGGCGCAGGAGTGTTGTGAGCAAATTCAAGACCTCTTGCTAAAAAGCGTGAAGCTGGTGTTTCTTGCTCCGATGGTTGCGCTGATGGTTGCGCCGATGGTTGCGCCGGGGATTTTCCTAAAATCCTTCGACCTGCTTTAATCATTACTTCATCGGTCGTACCTTCGGGGAACCGAAGCTCCCGTCCGTCAGCTAACTTTAAGACTCTTTCCATTTTAGTTAGGGTCGTGGTCGTGGATTACCCTCTGCATCCATGTAAAGAACATTCGGGTCATTCGGGGAGGAAGGTTTCTCCGCATCCATTGCCTCCTTAATAGCGGCGTAAGCTTTTGGATTTTCTTTTTCTAATTTGTTCAAATCATCCTCCGTCTTCACGTTGCTCAACTTCAGAATATAAAGCATTCTTTCATAAGCTGGGTTTAATTCATTGTATTGATTTATTTCTCCAGTCTTATCATGTCTTGTTTCAGCCATGTATTCCAGCAATGCGTCTCCCCCTATCGTCCCGACCGCTGCCTTGAACGTATCAGCTTGGGTTATTTGTCCTGCAATAGGTTGTAGAGATGAACCGGTCCAATAAAAAGTAACTCCATCTATTTCTTTTGTTTGGCCCGCCCCCATGTCCTTCGTATCAACTTTTTCGGCTTCGGCTTGAGCGTTAGCGAGTTTGGCTTGAGCTTCTTTGAGACTTACTGAGGCTTTTGATTCTTCTACTTCCGCCTTTGTCTTCCCCATTTCAAGCACCTTGGCGCGGTAATCTGTTACATTATCTAGGTCAAATACCGCTTGCTCCGGCGTTATGGTTCCAGCTTCAATTGCGGCTTTATTGGCAAGCAACCAAGCTTGCCTGTCATTCATCCCTTTAAGTTGCTCTTCATCTCTTTCTCTGGTCTCAGGCCATTCAAGCAGAGTTTCTTTAAGTTCATGCTGCAAGCCTACAATCAGCTTATTGTGCCTCGTACTTTCTGCTTGAAGTCGTGTTTGTTTATCTCGCTCTGACTCCAGCTTTGTACGTTCCAGTAAGTTTAGAATCCTCGCATTTTGTGTTTTCAACTTCAGCGCCTGAGCCGAGTTCATGGCCCCCAAAGTTGCCAGTAATCGGTCGGCATTTTTTTCATCTGCGTTTCCATCGTTTATTAGTTTAAGAGCCCTTTTGTTTTCTTCGCCAAGAGCCCCCGACTCTATATCTTTTACAATGTCCGGGTTGTATTCAGATGCCGCCGCTAGCGCCGCTCCTGCGGCAATAAGCTTTTCTTCTTCTTTCCTTCGCTTTTCCCCATATTTGTCCGTGGCAGATTTTATCATCGAACCTATTTCTCTTAAAGACTCGCCTTCCCTAGCCCCGGCGTCTGCGATAAGTTGAGCGGCTCGCGCGGTAGAGCCTAACTGCCCTCCGTAATTACCTGAGAAAAATTTAGCCATGTTTTTTATCCTCCTCTTTTTTTGAATAAATTAGTGTTGCCTAGTAACCCTCCTGCTACGGACCCGACCATTCCCGTTAGCCCGGCGCTTCGCGAAGCGTCAGCAGAAACGTTGGCTCCGTACATATTAGCTTCGTTCGCCGCCATTTGCGATATATAACTCAATCCCGATTCCGGGTTGATGAATTGCGGGCCGGCCATAGCGTTGTTCTGCTGGCCTGCCGTCATAAGACCTTGAGCCGCTCCGGCGGCGGCGCCCGAAGGTCTGCCCAATATGGACATGAACGGGTCGGCGGAAGTCGCCTGTTCCGCCCCGAGGGCTTGGAGAGCGAACCCACGGTCACCGGCTTGCCGCTGGGCCGCTCTGGCAATGTCTGCTTCGGCGGCGGCAAGTTCGCGCTGTTGCAGCCCTTGCTCGCCACCAAGAATTGCTTGGGCAAATGCGCGGTTTCGGTCAAGTCGATTGCGGTCTTCAGCCATGACGTCCTGCACTTCTTTTACCGTGGAACCAAAGTCGCGAAGACGACCACGTGCACCAGTAGCGATGCGGGACGCCTGCTCGACGTTCCTGCGTTCACGGTCGGTTAATCCCGTTTCTAGGCCGGAAACCGCTTGGTTGAAAAGTCGAGCCCGAATGGGGTCTAAAGACGCCCCCATCTGTGACGAGAGTTCTTGAAGAGTGGTAGGGCCGGCATTCACAAGTTGCCCTTGAGCGTTGGGGTCGTTGAGGTTTTGGACCGGTCGCACCCGCTGACCGTAATCGTAGCGCCTTTCCATGACGTCAAGAGGGTCGCGAGCTACCGTCCTTTGCTGTGGTTCCGCCAAGTCGGGAGCGCGTTGCTCAAACGAAAACTCCGGAGCTTCCGGGAGGGTTATATTTTGGGCCGATTCACGGTCAGCAATCATTGCTGCTCGGCGGTCCATCGCGGCGGCGGTGAGCGGGTCGGCATACTCGTTCACGCTTACGGGGGAGTACTCCGTGGGTGGAGTGTATGTCGGGCCGGAATAACTTTGGAGGGTCGTGGGAGCAGTCTGCCCTGCGAGGCCCGATATGCGGCTTAGGGCGTCTCGTATGCCGCCTTGGTCACGATATGCTTCCGTAGCCCGCTGGCCTAGGCGCTCGACGTCACGAATATCCGCCTCGCGTTGACTAGCGGCCATGTACTCCATGCCCTGCTGCATTGCAGGGGCGAGGCCCATGAACTCGCCCACATTGCCGGCTCGCCCTGCGGCGACATCTGCTTCGGTAGCAATGCCGGCTTGGCGGTAGCCTAAAAAGTCGCCTACGTTTTCGGCGGCGCCTGCCGCCACGTCCTGCTCGGTCGCGTATTGGGCGATGTCTTTTGGACCGTAGAGGTCGATGAGTCCGGTGCCGTCGCGGGCGATTTCTCCAGGCTTAATGGTCCTGCCGGTGCTCGGGTCGATGGTAGAAAGAGGGGTAGAGTCGGACTCGTTTATTTCACCGGACTCAATTTTTCCGCTCAAATCATCGAGGACAACCTTTACCGCAGCCTCGTTCATGTCGAAAGATTGGCCCGGCTGATACCATTCGTTCACGTCAGACTCGGAGCCCAACCCTATTTCAGCCCCCTTGGACAACAGTCCAAACTGCCTGGCATTTCCGCTGCCTTGTTCTTTTAAGTGCCCGGTCCTGACCAGTTCCGCTTGGAGGTCTACCATCTGACCTTCTTTAGTGTCGTAAAGGCCAAACTGTCTTGTATTATTTTGCCCTCCCGTGCCGGTACTAACCACTTGGTAACGCCCGCCGGGAGTTTGCGTCGAGCCGCCACCAAATTCCTCGGAAGTCACCGTATTCGGGGCGGGAAAGTAACCCTGTCCAAGTTGGTCTTCAGTTGCTCGACCTTTGGCTACGTCGGCCTGTGTCACGGCTTGCGCCCGCATCTGGTCGCCAAGGATTTGCCGGCGGAGAACGTCCGATTCCAATTGAGCGGCGGCAAGTCGTCCGGGTCGTTCATACTCGACGATGGTCTCCATGCCTCTCGGTAGCACTTCGCTGAAGTCATGCTCGCCAACCTTCTTACCGGTCAGCATAGCAAGCTGCACTTCTAGCGCTTTAGCTAGACCTTCACCATAGCTCGGCATGGCCGGCTGTTGAATAGTTGTTCCTCCACCCATAGTTACTTTCTCCTTAAAACTTTGTCGTAATCAAACCAAATAGCGGGTCTGTCTTTTAGGCGCCGCGCCCAGCCGACGTACGGCAAAGGGTACGGTATTTTTTCAATAAAATCCTGCATACTCCCCTCGCCGGCGGCAAAACGGACGTACCACGCATCGGGAGCGGTGACGTTCCATTGGTCGTCGGGGTTGCCGCCGTCTCTCCGAACTGCTTTCCCGAACATAAGAGACTGTGGAGTAACGAACACGTAGCCGCCAAGAGTAGCGTAAGCCGCAATATCCGAAAGCAGATTGCCTTCGATTTTTCGGTAAAAATCCAATGCGTCTTGAAAAGCATTCATGTCGCACAGGTAGCCCCTAGGGGGATTCTCCTCCAAGTTGAACCGTCACCAACTGCAAGGCATGGACTCCCTGAGTCTCCATCCGTGACGTAATTTACACGGGCAACGGGTGCGTTAACGGGCAAGCTTGAGACGCTGTATTGACGGAGGGTGACGTATGGCCCGCCGAGGGTGGTGTCGTTAATTAAGCCCCCCGTGATGAGGACGTTGTCGGCGTCCTGCTTCGCCATCGTTCCGCCAACCGTGGCGGGTGTGACCGGACTGCCTACCGGCTGAGTCATGCGACAGTCCTCCTTGCAGACAATGCTTGGCCGGTGGCCTGTATGGCGACGTGACGAAACTCGGGAGAACCACCTGTTACATTGATTTCAATGTTTGCGGAATAACCTCGTTGCCTAGCCCCAAAACGAACAAGAACATCTTCCGTTCCCGATGCCGTATAGGTGGTTGCAGACGATGCCACGTCGGGGTCAGTGCTGTTGATTTTAACGTTAAACACATCTCCGGAAGCTACGTTGGCGGCGACCTGCCCTCCTCTCCACTTCTTTACCGAAGGGTCTCCAAATGCGTAGTTGCGCGTTTTTATTTTGCCGGCGATTGCCGTGGTGGTGGACTCGGATGACGAGCCGATGGTCCGGCCCGAGTCGTCTGCCCCGACGTTTTGCTCCATAAGAAACCAACCTTTAGTCAAGGTTCCAAATAGACGGGCGCGCGCGGGGTTGCTGCCGTAAGGCATCACGACCCAATCAAGAATCCCTTCCGGGTAAGTGTCCACACTTTCCCAAGCGCCCTGTAAAATGTTGTAAACGCAGACAGTCTTCGGGGTTGTGTCGCTACCGGTGGGAATGGCGAGGTAGTAGCGGTTGTCGTAGATGACTCCAGCGGCCAGATGAGCGTAGTCGAGATTAACGGTATCGAAAGTGTCCTGGACTTGCCTAGAGAGCGGGATTGCTTCCCCCTGCACTTTTGATACGACGATACCCATACCCTTGCCGGGATCCGCCTGTGGGGTGAGAACCATTACGCCTCGGTCCGATAGGAAGTAGGTTTGGGCGCCGGACTGAGCTACGCTTCGTTGAGCGATGCAACCGTACTCGCGAGTGATTTCAAAATGTTCAGAAATAGAAGTGGCGTGGATGTTGGTGATGGCGTGGATGGAGTTCCGGAGGAGGACGAGCAATTGGTTCTCAAGGTAGGGAACCATCGCAACAGCGTAATCCGCCGAACCATAATTCAAATAAAACTCGGATTCGGTTGGGGTGATGTTGTTGTCGTCGAGCAAGTCGCTCATAACAATAGTCTGAGCGCCCGTCTTGGAATTAGTGGGCGTTGCGACTGTTGGCGGCTGAAATCCGACGAGGCGGTTACGGGCGTAGAGAGCGACGTTAGTGGAAGGGAAGGGGTCTCCGGAGCCGGAAGCGGAAGCGGAAAGTACTTCAAACTCGGAGTTCACCGTGCTGCCTGTCGCCGCAGTATTCCCGTCCCAAACTAGCGGGCGTTGACCTAATCGCATGATGTAAACTTTACTGAAAGCTTGGACAACCATAGCTTTTTGAGCAGTAGTAACAGTAGGATTAGTCGTGGTGTCGTAATTGACGTTTAGCCCGTTTGGATTGCTTTCGTTCCAAATGATGACTTTGGTTTTAGTGACTGCGACGAGCCAGTCCTTATTATCGTCGTCGGGGTCCGAGTATTTACCAGTCGCGAAAACTTCTTCGTTTCCAGCGGCGTAGGTGAGGGTGACGGTGCCGGCTAGGAAATCCCACCCGAGTCGAACCTTCGCTCGGTCGCCATCGAGGCGCATGTTTTCGGAAGTTTGCAGAAAGCCAGACTCTAAAGATTCCGGTTCCAAGTACGAGTCAACCCCTCGGAAACCATTGTCTCCGTCAGTAAGAACTTGGTCGTCCAGTTGACCGAATGAGCGATAGTTTCTCATGGGCGAAAGATTTGCATTAAGGCGAGAATCAGCGCGGCGGCTCCACCAATGAGCGCCCACATTTTTGACATGCCCTTGGCCTTGGCTTCGACCGCTTCGATAGCGGTGTGAAGAGTTGTTTGTTTTGCCTTGGTCTCATTTAGCTGGGACCAAATTTCGGTGATGTTCCGCGCTTGCGATTCGGTCTCGGTCTTCAGCGTGGCTACCGTGCCGACCTGCTCGCGCATGAACGACTGGATGTCGTCTTGGATTTTATCCAGTTTCCCGTCCAACTTGCTGACGTCGGAGCGAATAAGTTCAATGTCTCCCGACATGGCTCACCCGCATTTCTGGCAAGAGCAACCAGTAAAGAGTTCGACAAGGGCGATGGCGACGACCGCCAAGACAATGAGCGCGACGGACTTGCCGCGCTTGTCCAAGCCCTTGTACAGGTTACGAAGTTTTTTTAGTGTCTCCATTGGAAAGCCTTTTGTGTAAAATTAGAGGTACGACCTGCCAGATGACTAGGCCGACTAAACAAAATTTAACGGTGGTCCAGAACCCCTGCATCGTTTCCTCGACCCACCCTTGCTGCTCACCCATTTGGGCCGCTACCAACGCCTGGACGTCTCCCTCGGAGAGCGCGCTCACGGTGTCGGAGAGTTGCTGGTTCTCTTCCATGAGTTGAGCGCCCTTGCCGACCCCATAACCGACCAAAGCACCGCCTCCGCTTCCCACAGGACCGCCGATACTTCCGACAGTCGCCCCGCCCGTTGCCCCTAGCACGGGATAAAGCGAGGACATCTTGCATCCCGTCAAGAGTAGGAGGACGATGGCGAGGAGGTAGGTCATGGCCCCTCCCGTTCGACTGAAAACGTGCTCGGCTCACCCAAGTCGGAAGTTAGCACTTTGTCGTACAAAATAAACCAAACCAGATTGCCTGTTTCGGGGTCTTGGGCGGTTTCGACCCCGCAAGCGTGTTCGCCTTCGTACTCTAAAAAACCATGAAGCTGGTCGAGGCGGTCGCGCGCTTCCGTCGCGGCGGATTCGCTTTCAAAAGAATAACCGAAAACCTCCATCAGTATGCTCCGTAAAATCCGTTTATATTGCTAAAAATTCCCGCTCGGTTCGATTCCTGCGAGGAGTGCCATTGAACAAGTTCGGCAACTTTCCCGTCCCACATTTCGCTGCCCACTTTTGAACTAGCGCACCCGATGGAGTTATTCGCGTAACCAGCATAAGGATTCGGCGTCGTAGTGTCGGTCACTACCGAGTTGTCATTGCTCGACAAACGATGCGTGGTCCCGTCCCAAGTGTAGCCCAAAATAAACTGAGAAGTGTGTGAAATTAGATTCAATTGAGTGTCCTTCACTTGCGGACCTACGGACCCGCTTGTGCTGACCCGATACAAATTGGCAGTTGAACCGTCTCCGACCGCCCCAAATTTGTCGCCGTAGCTGAGAAAATATGTGTTGGTCGTGGCCGACGTGCCTTCGCCAATGAGCGTAAACGGATTGTTCGTAGCCGTCGTCGCGGAGTCTAGCGAGGCCACCCCCCAGAATGACATATTGCCGGTACCAAGATTTGTGTTGCCGAAGACTTCGGAGCCGATGTCCAAATGGTCGTCCGTGCCGTCGAAATCCATTGAGGGCTTTCCGTTGAGCGTGACCACGCTTCCGCTATCGACAATCTTCGGTTGGTAAATGCCTTCAGCCTGAGTGGCGTTAATGCCGTTTCCAGACTGGTCGTACCACGTGTGCACAAACGCATCACTTCCTGCGGCATTGGAGGCGACAAACGCCTCTACGCCCGCCGTGTCTAATACACCCGAAGAAAAGCCAGCTTCATAAAACCAAGTATTCGGACCGCTTGTCAGTCGAACTTTTATGCAGTTACCGCTGTAACTACTGTTCAAGTGACGTAGGCTGTATCCAATTTTCGCGCTCCCGTAATCGTCGAGCAAGGGATTTGCCGCAGCGGCTCCCCCTCCACCCCCGCCGCTTGACGTAGCGGAGGTTCCGCCTCCCAGCCCGAGGCTTAGTCCTAGTCGAGAGAGGGACATTAGGCGTTATACAAGATTGCCTTACCGGAGCCGTCTATGGTCACACTGGAAAAGCGTCCATAAATTACATCTCCGTTTGAAAACTCATGGTTGTCGCTAATAAGAGCAGATGAGTTATCCATGTTACCAGTAAGGGCATCAATTTGCGTTGTGCCTAAAAACTGAATGGCGTAAAAGTCTCCCGTATGCGGACCCGCTGTGGTGACATACTGCGAACCGTTGCCGCCGCTGAGATTATAGATGTTGGTTGAACCGCCCATATTTACTCCTTTACGGCTGTGCCGCGCTTGTCCCGTAGGTTGTGAATTGCGTGAAAGTGAACTGGCGTTGCTGGCGCTCCAGCTTGTCCAGTTCGTTTAGCATAAAGTTTTCAGCGCGCTGAGACGCTACGTTCGCCTTCTCCATTTGACCGTCAGCGAGAAGCCAGTCAGCGTAGGCTCCCATAATGGCATACTCGGAAAAGACGTAAGGGTAGTTGGTGCTGGATGAAGTGTAGTCCGCTATCGGCAGTCGATACTTCACCCAAACGGGAGCGGTGGAACTCCTGTTCTCCAGCAAGGTGAGACCGTAGTCGGACCCTGACTCGTATATGGAGCGAAAGGGTACTTCCTGCGGCACGGCGGCGCTGTACGGGTCGTTCTCCGTAATGCGCAGAACTTCACCCACGGAGGTGCCGTGGTCAATGAACCCAAGGACGGTTGCCTCGGCGGTTGCTCCGCTTCCTCCTCCACCCGAAAAAGCGACGGTCGGGGCGCTCGTATATCCGGTGCCTTGGTTCGTAATCGCCACCCCGTTTACCGCTCCGTCCGAATCTATGGTGGCGGTAGCGGCGGCGCTACTTCCTCCTCCTCCGGAAAAGGCCACGGAAGGAGCGCTTGAATACCCGGTGCCTCCGTTCCCGACGTTCACCGCTCTTACCCGAACGTCGGGTATGAACTGCTTCAACTCGGTTACGTCCGGCCAATCCGTGCGCTCACGCGCCAAGCGCGAGTATTTGTTGAAGCTACGAACTGCGGCAGAGGACTCGGCGGTAGTAAGCGCGTCAACCCCCAGCAGATGCCGGAGGTTGGTAGTCATCAAGCTGACCGCAACCGTTCTCAACTTTGCGCCCTTAGTTCCGGATTGTCGCGGAAGAACTCATTTACGAAGCCCTTGTCCCCCCAGCACCCCCTATGGGACTGGTGCCAACGGAAATACTCGCGAGCGGGGATGGAACCTTTCAGTTTGCCAAGTCCGTCCATTTGAGCTTTGCCCATTTCGCGGTTCTCCTTGCGGGCCATAGTCTCCCGCATGGACGCTTCGTGCTGCTCCAAATCAACCTCGTACCGCAAGTATCGGTCGAGGTTGCGCATAAAGGAAGAACCGTTTCCGTTCTTCCACTTTGGTAGAAAAATGTCTGCCATCGGTTTATCCTCCTCACCGAGGGAGCGCGCCGGGGGAAAGAATAAAAAACCCGGCGCGCTCGATTCCCCCGATGAAAGAAAGGTTAAGCAAATCTCATTGGGTCGAATACACGAACCCCAATAATTACTTCACCTGCGGTAAGATTAGCAACCGTGCCACCAAACTTGTAGATAAGGTTAGTAGCAGATGCACCAACAGCTACTGGAGCAGCTCCGGCTTCAACTGTTGTAGTACCAGCACCCTGAACGAAGTCCGTTCCAGTGTTGTAAACAGTTGCACCGTTATTACCGTCAACGTCAAATGATGCAATCAATGTATCATCGTCTGTACCCGTGCCAACTTCTAGCGTAATGTCGGTGGCACCAGCAAGTGCTACTGACTCAACTGCAAAGGCAACGTCAACTGCACCGCCGCCAGGAATTTGCCCCCATACGGTTCGGTTGGTACTAGCGTCAATAATGTCTTGCGTGCTAAGACGTAGGACATGCGTGAAATCTCCTACGGACTCATTATTACTTAATTCAGCCATTGTATTTGTCTCCTATATTTAAGATTTAGGCGAAGTAGCCGTGAGCCTTGGGAGCCAAGCAAGCTAGACCGCAGATGATGTCACAGAACCCGCGACGTCCGCCGCCTTGGTCTTCAAGCTCGGTTTTAGCTTCGGCCTTCAGTTGATGAAGAGCGAAGTAGTCCGGGTCCAGAAGAAGTCCGGCATCGCTGTCAAGCGTAGCAGAACCGCTAGTCCTGTTAAGGAACACGGAAGGCACGATGGCCACGTTTCCGAAATCACCTTCGTACATGTTGACGGAGAGCGTAATCTTCTTGGATTCAGCGCTCTGAGTCACCGAGAAGGACAGGGCGGTCGTTCCACCTTCCTGACGAGCAAAATCAGAAATTTCTTTCTTCAGTTGCGGGCCGGCTACCAAGGTGAGTTGTCCACCGGGCATCCCATTAGCTTCGTAAAGCTCTTGAAGCACGCTGTTAAAGCTGCCTTCCGATTGCGTGGCGGAAGTATCGTTGGCTACGTTTTGGAAAGCAGCGGGAATGTCGGAAGGTTGCCCTCCGTTTCCAAGCCACTTGAACATGCCGCGAGTCTTGTAAGGGCTTCCCGCGCCGGAGTCGGCTTGACGGTCTTGACCGGAACAAATGGCGGCTTCGACGTCGCGCTTGATTTCCCGAGCGGCCTTGCCTTCGGCGTAAGCGAACTCGCTGGAAACGGCGGCGGTGTCCGTAAGTTCTTGGATGTCGGACACGGCGAACGTGCGACGGAACTTCTGGATGTAGTTGCCAAGACGAGCGCGGTTGGCGGAAGCGTTGGTGAAGGCGCTAACGTCCTCGCCTTCGTTCACTCCGGCGAACTCGACTTCTTGAAGGTCGTCCACTTGCCACTCAAAGAAAGTAGCGGACGCCTTTTGCTTTTTAGCCATAGAAGTGACGGGAGTCGCTTCTGGCTCAAGAATGGTCAGGATGTCCGAGAGGTCTTCTCGGTTTCCCGCCACGTTGTACGATGCGGCTTTAGCCATAGTTTTTTCTCCTTATATTAAGTTTCGCGCTTTAGGCGCAGGTAAGTTTGGTAGTCGGACATGCTTCCGGACTCTTCAAATTGTTGACGAGCCGCCTGCACAGACTTCTCACGTTGGGACTTGGGCGACGTTTTGGCCGTGACCGCTGCTTCGGTGGAAGCTACGGGCGCCTTGGGTTTCCGAGTTGCCTTTGGTTTGTCCTGCGCTTCGTAGCGCGCTTTTACCGTTTTGGCTCCCTCCACCATGAGCCCTATCGCAAAGTTGGCGTTCGGCATCCGCGCCAGAAGCGGCGCGTAAAGCGGCGAACTCTTCACTTGTAGGTACATGGCGTAGTCCGGGCTCTCCTTATCCCCGAGGAAGTCGAAGGTATCCACCGCAAGCTGGTCGGATTGCTGTTTCTCCTGTATCCACTTTTGGCGCTCCGGTACGTCTTTCCGCAGAATCTTCCGGGCGTTGTTCCTTAGCTTCTTCAGTTCAGCCTTGGAATACTTGACCCCATCGTTTTCAGCGACGTACTCGTTCCCCTCGTCGTCGTACTGCTCTTCGCCGTCCATACTTTCTTCCGCCCATTCGATGAGCGAGTTCAAGCTGTCCACTTCCTTCTGCATCTCCTCTTGGGAGGTGACTTTATGCAGGGCATTGTCCTGCATATAAGAAGGAGTTTCGTTGACCGGCGCGCTTTCAGCGCTCTGGACTTGGCGTTCAAGTTCCTCGTTCCGCTCTATCAGCGCCTTTTTTTGCGCAGTAAGTTTCCCGAACCTCTTGACCGCCGAGGCATTGAGCGCCTTCGACAACGCTTTCGCGTCTTCCTCGGACATGTCGTCCAAGTTTATTCCTAACTTAGAAAGAACATCTGTGGAAGTCTCTGCGGGCGGCTCTTCTTGCGAAGATTCCTCCGGCACGTCTTCCGGTTCCTCGGCTTCCGGGGCTTCCGCAGCTTGTTCAGCGGACTCCTCTTCAGCTTCAGCTTGACCTTCAGGCGCTTCGCTTTCCGTCTCTTCACCTCGCGTCATAATCGACGCGACGTAATCGGACATCGACAAATTGCCGTCCGGCTGCGTTTCCGTTTCCACCGCACTTTCTTCTAAGGGTGCGGAGACGACCTCGGTAGTCTCGTTACTCATGACTAAAAACCAGCGCGCTTTGGCGCAGTGTTGCAAATGTTACCCCAAGGTCGCTCTTTTGCCAAGAAAAACCCCTGCGCCGCGATGGGAACGACGCAGGGGCGGGAGGATGTGGCGTGGAAAATTAAGCGTTTGCGATAAGGTCAAGCAACTCGTCCAGCGCTTCTACCTTACCCGACACCATGTAATGCCGGTTTGTGCATTGTATGCAGGTTTCGGACTGAAGCGCCCGAATGGAGTCTTCTCGGAAATACTCCAACAGACTTACGAACTCTTTGAAGTTAGGTTCGTTCTTGATGGAGGAAATGGTCTTGTGGACCCTCTCAAGGTCGGGTTCCTCGTATTGTTTCATCACCACTTCTTACAAGACCAGTACCCTGCCGTCAGCTTTGACTTCTTCTGGTCGCACTTATGCCTAGCGCGGAAGGACTTCCTGCGCTTCGGGTCATGTTTCTTTATAGTCATGTTCGGGTCGCCAAATCGTACCAAGCGCACCTTGTCGCCTTCTTTGGCCAAGACCGCAAACTTTTTCGACTTACCGGGAGTTCTCTTTGGCTTGTTGTAGCCCGAGAACCTTTCGCCGCGATGGGTGATGCTCATTTCTTTTTCTTTTTCTTGTAAGTAACTTTCTTACCTGCCTTTTTCGCGGCGGCTTTGGCCTTTTTCATTCCTGCTGGCGTGTAAGCGTAATGTTTTTTTCCTACTCTTGGCATGACTTTTCCTTATGCTTTCTTGGTTCTACGCCCCATGCCTACTCTTCGTTTTTCAGCTACGAGCGCCTTTTTCTTTTTCCCGACTTGCTTCCAAGTCTTTGGTGTTTTTTTAGAAACTTTTTTCGTGGGACGGCATTTTTTTACGCCTTTGGTTTTTTTGTTCCCGCAAGGTCTGCCGTGTTGGTCGGTCCATTTTTCTTTGAACCACCGCTTCAAGGAAGCCCCTTTCTTGGTTTTCCTAACAGGCATTACTTCTTCTTCTTGCCGGCCTTCTTCTTTCTACACTTGGCAATTGCCCCGCTGGCATAAGCGGAAGGAAACACCTTGTACTGCTTTTTAACTTTGCGGTAGCAAGAGTCCTTGCGCGTCTTGGTTGCCTTCTTTCTAGCCACTTGCCGTTTGTCCGTATGGAGTGGGCTGGGCGCCAATCCTTCCAATTTCAGCATTTTGCTTTTGCTGGATGGCGAATTGACGTTGCTGCATATAGTTCTTCACGCGCTCCTGCATGGCTTCGTCGCCCTGTATCCGTTGCTGGACGTCGGGCTGTTGGAGCCATTGCTGGAATACTTGAAGCTTCAACTCATGCGCATCCTGTTCGCGAACGTTGGGAGGCACACCCGCAGACAGTTCGGCAATCGTAGCGCGCTCTTCCTCAACCGCTTTCTCAGATGCGGTTTCTTTCGGAAGCATGACCTTCTCTGCGGCTCCGGGCAGGATTTGTTCTACGGCTACTTGCAGAAGACGTTCGGTATCCAGGGTGCCGCTTCTGTCGAGCATACCCCCAAGCTCGGCCACCGCTTTGACGCGCTCGACCATTTGTTGCGGGTCTTGGGTCGCCACGTCAAACTGGAGCCAGAAGTCAAAGCGCTCACCCGCCGCGCCCTTTGCGTACTTCTGCATGTTGTTCATGCCGGTGACACGGAAGAACTCTTCGTCCGGGCCGTACTGTTGGTACAGGGTGAACACTTGGTCGAACACCTTCTTGAGGTGGCCGAACACCTTGTCCACTACTTCCTGCTGCTTGGACTGCGCTTCCACCGGGTCAACGTTCGGAGCGTTTCTGCCGAAGTATCGGTCGGCTTGCTCCTTGACGTACTTGCGTATTTCAACCGACCCCACGTCGAAGCGCGGGGTTTCGGCAAACCGATATTCTCCCGGCGTGCGGTAAGGAACCTTTACCCCCGGTCCCCACTTGGTCGGCGCCCGGCCAAGAGGGTGTTCAAGTGGGGGAAGCGTTGACAACGACTGTCGGTCAATCGCCGCATCCGTCTCGACCTTGAGTACCTGCTGGATGCTCTCGATAAGCTCCGGGTAGGAGCGTGACGAGTATAGGCGCTTGCTGGTTTTCTCAAGGGTCGTGACTACGAAAGGATAGCCGCCATGCCCGTAGTCGAGCAATTGGTGCTTGGCGTAAAGTTCGGGCGTGTCGGCATTGAATACCGTACAATAGATGCCGGGAACGTCGTCCTCGTCAAGGAGGCGCTGGTAGCAATAGACGATTCTCAAAGTTTCGTCGTGATGGTCCTCGGTAAACTCAAGGTTGTCGCGGAGGCGGTTTAAGTTGCCCTCGCTTGCTTCGGTCTGACCGGACTTCTCAATTACGGCCTCAACGAACTCCTTGTCCCAATCCTCGCTCGCCATCTTGCCCCGAAGTTGCTCGGGAGTCATGTGAACCACGTGGAAGCAATACGGAGCTTCCTGCGGATTGATGGTGTAGGGCGGGAAAAACACGTCTTC